ATATTGAGAAGAATAAGCAAATAAAGTTAGTCGATAGCGATGCGGACGCCGGATTAGATTTATTTTCTTATATACACTGTGAACCGACGGATAGTGAAATAATAAAAAGATGTAGAGGTGTTGTATTCAAAGGAGACCAAGTGGTGATGAAGGGTTTTCCTTACACATATGAATTAAATGAAGAAGACAATGTTCCAGAAATAAGAGAGAAAATCGATATGGAAAATTGTAGCTTCTATGACTCACATGAGGGTTCTGTTATTAGAATGTTTTACTTCAATGGAAAGTGGTATCTCTCAACAAATAGAAAACTTGATGCGTTTAGAAGTAAATGGGCATCAAAGGATTCATTTGGTTCTTTTTTTAAGAAGGCTCTTCAGTATGAGTTCGAAAATAATGAAAAACTTATTGAAAAAATTGGTGAATATAATAAGGAAACGGATATTGATAACGTTATAAATATTTTTGCCGACAAATGTCTTGATCAGAATAAACAATATATGTTTTTATTATTAAACAACAAGGAAAATAGAATTGTTTGTAATCAAAGTGAAACACCAACTATTTTTCATGTTGGAACTTTTATCGATGGAAATTTATCTATGGATGAAAATGTAGGTATTCAATATCCTCAAAGACATTATTTCAAGACGATTGAAGATCTTTTGCGTTATGTCTACAATGTTGATTATAAAAAGTTACAAGGAGTTATTGTATTTGCCCCAAATAATTTACAAATTAAAGTATTCAATAAAGATTATCATTATTTGTACAACGTAAGAGGTAATGAACCAAGTATAAAATTTAGATACTTGCAAGTTAGAACAAATATTGATTTCAAGGAGTCGATGTATTTCCTATATCCGGAGTACAGTGGAAACTTTGATAAATATGAAAATTATATTTTTGATATAGCTGGTGATATTACGAATTCTTATATTGATCGTTTTATAAAAAAGAATTATGTAACTGTTCCCGTGGAAGAATTCAATGTAATTAGAAAATGTCATTCTTGGCATATTGAAAATCGTTTGGAAAATAAAATAAACGTAAACAAAGTAATTGAAATTTTGAACGCGGAACCTCCTACAAATATCAATAGAATGATTAAAAGAAGAATTTTATCTGAAAAGGATGGAGAACAACCTACTTCGACTGATGAAAATAAAAATAAGGAAAGAAAAAATAATATTAGACCTGATAATAGAAAGAAGAAATACATTTCTATTTTAACCAATAAACCAGTTAGTAATCTAAGTTAAAAATGTATAAATATATATAAGTTTATTTTTAATATTAAAAATAAAATTATAGATAACGACATCAAACTATTTTGTGATGAAGGACGTTTTATCAGACCACTTTTGACAGTTAACGAAGACGGTATTCCGAATATACATACGACAGAAAAATACTCATATTGTTTCTAAAAGGTTTGAAAACATATGGTGTGACAACTATAGCGTCGTAAAAGAGTATGCATGGTTGACATCGTGTAAAATTCATAGTCATAAATAACTTCAATAAAAAATAAATAATGAATGTTTATTTATTATTTCCATTCTTGTTCACTAATAAAAAAAATCATATTAATAATATATATTTAATTTAATATATTATTATTTTTTATTCTTCACTTCTAAGCTTCTTCACTCTCAAAATACCCTAGACTATGAAACATTTGTACTATTTCATCTATGATCTTGTGACAATCCGATATAACCAACGTAATAGTTTCTAAGAATCGGAGCTAATTTATATGTTGGAAAACGTGAGTTACCATTGATAATTTCCGTAATATAATCAAAAATAGTATCGTATTCGTATATTTTTGTTCCATCTATTTTAGTGTGAATCGATAAGTAAGAATCAGAATCGTCAAATATATAAAAATCATTTTCATTATCATTATAATTTTTATCCTTGCATTCTTTATTTATATCCAAATTTTCAAAAAAATTAACGTCTTCTAAAGTTACCGACGAACCAGTTATAAGAGAAAGGCTCAAATATTATCTAGATATAAATACGGAAATGCTTCTCGTTTTTCAACTAAGTCTTTTATTTTGTTTACGTATTCTAAAATTTTTTCTTTGATTTCGTGATTAGGTATTCCATTTACAGAATAATTTAATTCATTTATATTAAACAGTATTTATCTTTAATAGGTTGCCATAATTCTATAAATTTTTCTTGTAAATTTGAGCTTGACATCTTTTAAATTAAAAACACGTGTTTTTAAATAGATTATATAATAAATGAAAACATTCGAACAAATATTTAATAGTATTTGTGATAATGAAATAGAAACATATGATGTAGAAAAAATGAAAATTCTATATAACATTTTGAAACCAATTTATTTTGATAAATATACAGATATTATAAACGTTTATAATCAAATTATTAATCTTTTCTGGAAAGACAATTTTACAAGTAAAGAAATCTTATTTATCAATAAAATTCTTTCGATTTTAGTGCAAGTCGTATCAGCTCCCCAGTCATAATAAAATTTAATTTCTTTTAGTTCTCCGCAAATAAAAGTCATTATTTCAGTATCGCTGGGTCTGTTGTCATCATCGTTGTAAATGGCGAAGGTTTCTTGACTACTTATATCAGCCGTAAATAAAAGATTGATTGGATCAGTTTGTTTTCTTACAACATAAAATCCACAAGCGTCATCCTGTTTATTGAATCTAGTTACTTCAAAAAGATCCCAATCTATCTCAAAGATAGTAGTAGACATTGTAATGTAACTAACTACTATAAAAAAATAATATTAAAAAAAATTCAAATTTTTATACAGTGAATGAAACTAAGCATTTTCTTTAAAATTTAAAAATATATTTTCAATTATAGAAAGATGAAATTGTTATTATATGTTTTTTTTACATATAATAACTTGATAACATATAATAATAACTTGATAACATAATTTTTTTAATTTGTTAGATGTATATGACATCTTTGTGATCAACATTTCTATCATTGACTACATATTCAAAAGTTTCAAATAAATAAGGATTTTTTTCGTTCTTAATAGATTCATTTAAAATTTTTCTAAAATTTGTTCCTTCACTATTGAAATTATTCTTTTGATTTTCAATTTGTTCTTCAATGTGTTCTTTCATATTTCTGATTTCTTTTTTTTTTGATTTAAATACTATTTGCACTCCATCATTTATTATTTCTTTATATTTTTTAGTTTTCTTTAGTGTTTTAAATTCTTCATATGAACCAGATATAGTTATTTTTAATTTATCTTTACTTTTTTCTAAATTATATGTTTCTAAATCATCTACATCCATATAAACAATTTTTTTTCTTGGTAAATCAATTTCAATTTCTTCTAGTAAGTATTCTGAATTATCTTTATCAAATGTTACATAAGAAATTATATTTCTGTCAGTTTCACCAAAACTAACTTGCATACTTGATCCTGGATAGTAAATATTATTTATTGTTTGATTTTTATGTATATGTCCAGAAATTATATATGGATATTTTTCATTCCATCTATCACCATCTATTGATATTATTGCACCCATCTTACAACCAGAAAACTCTTGATGTGCAAAAATACATTTTGCAGATTTCCAAATATATTCTTCATCTTCTAAAGTATTTAATGCCTCTTCAAAACGTCCAGGAAACACATATGGACAAAAAATAAAAAGATTTTCATTTATATTTATCTTTTTTACATTATCAACGATTACAACATTTTCCCATTCTTTCAAAGCATTTAACCAATGTTCAGGTTCTAAAAATACACGGTTATGAATTAAATCGTGATTGCCCACAATCACAAAAGTTTGTGCTATATTTCTCATTCTATCAATAAATTCAAATGCTTTGTTTAACGGAACTGTGTGAATTTTTTCATGCTGATCTAACATGTCACCCAATAATACTATAAAATCTGGATTTTTCTCTTTTACTAACATTTCTGTTTTTATGATATATTCTTCAACTTCTGGAATATTATTTATTTTAAAATGTTGGTCTCCAATTACAATTGCTTTTGCTTTAAAAGTATTATTATTAGACATTCCTACTATTACATATTATCTTTTTTTTTTCGAAAATAAAATCAATTTTATTTTTTTTTTACATATATATTTTTTATAAAAAATAAAATTTTGAAGTAAAAACTTTTTTTTATATTATTTTTTTTATTTGTTTTCTTAAAATTAAAAACAACTATATAAATGAATAGAAATATAACATACATTGATGACTTACCTTTTTTAGAAGATATTGAAGGTGAAGGTAGAGGTGGAGGTGGTATGTCTATGATACCAACATCTGAAACTAACAATATTAAAAGATTTATAAGAAATAATAATTATAATTTACCACCCGAGGCTGGTATGAATACAAAACAACAACAAATGGAAAATGAAGAGCTTTTAAAACAACAGCAAATGTATGCCGAGCAACAACAACTCATTCAACAGCAAGAACAACAACAAATTATAAATAGTAATAATAAAAAAAATAAAAAAAAACAAAATAAAAATGAAATTATTGAAAATTATCATGATGATTTAAATTGTATTAGTGTTGCAAATCACACATCAAATTGTGTTGTATGTTCCAGACTATATACCAATGATAATAAGAATATGTATTTAGGAATTATTGGTGTTCTAATTATCATTTGTCTAATTTTATTAAAAAAAATAGTGGAAAATACAAAGTAGTAAAAAAAAACTTAAAGGATAAAATTTAATTTAAACAAATGTCTAATTCTGATGAAAGTACAGAGGGAGAAAGTAGTAATATAATTAAATTAAATTTTGATACCCTTGTTTTATCAGGTGGTTCAACTAAAGGAATTATAATCTTAGGTTCACTTCAATACCTAGCTGATAATTTTTATCTTTCAGAAGTAAAAAATTTTATAGGAACATCATCTGGTGCAATAATTTGTTTTTTATTATCAATTGGTTATAGTCCTATTGAAATTATGGTTTATATATGCACACACCAACTTTTAGAAAAAATTCAACATTTTAATGTAGTTGCAATGATAAACGGTGGAGGTGCCTCATCATTTAGTAATATTTACGAACAACTTGAAAAAATGACTATTGAAAAAATTGGTTATATTCCAACTTTTGCAGATCTTAAAAATAAATTTAATGTCAATTTTATTTGTACAACTTATAATCTTACTGAAAATAAAACTGAATATTTATCTTTTGAAAATAATCCAGATCTACCCTGTTTAATTGCATTGAGAATGTCTTCAAATTTACCACTGATTTTCGAAAATTTTAAATATAGAAACAATTTTTATGTGGATGGTGGGGTTTCTGATAATTTTGCTATTGATGTAGGTGATAGAGTTGGGGATAAAATTATTGGTATATACATAGATACTGAAGATAAAAACTTAAAATCAGAAAACGATTTCAATATAATTGAATATATTTATAAATTGATGTTCATACCTATTTCTCAAAGTACTATGCTAAAAATTAATAATGTTTCTGAAAAAAAATGTAAAATTATTAAACTACAGAATAATAGAACAACTTTTTTTGATTTTAATATTAACTCAGTTGAAAAATTAAATCTTTTTTCTTCTGGATATCAAGAAATAAAAACTTTTTTTTAAAAAAACTACGAAAAACCTATTTATAAATTTTTTTCAAACATCAGTATAATTATCATATATGAACAAATATAACAATTTTATTTTGACATTTTATTTTTTTTTATTTTACTACAAAATAAAAATAAAAATGATGCTATCATTAGTTGCAAATCAAATATTATATCCAGAAATAGTAATTAGAAGTACAATATCGATTGCTTCTAATTTAGTTACAAGTGTTAATTATTTAAATTCTTTGATTAAAAATGACTCTCGTTTACAAAAATTGTTAAATTTAAATGATATTATTGAAGATATAGGAATAATAAAAAGTTTTATAGAAGAAAAACAAAAACAAAATAGTAGTAAAACATTAGATATTTGTTTAGAAAATTTAGGTCAAATTCTAATAGATTTAGAAGAAAATATAAATAGAATTACTTATAAAATAGAAAATCATAAAAATTTATGGTTTCATAATTTTAGAAGTTATAATGTAAAAATAGAAAGTGAAAATGTACCAATTCTAATAGAAAAAATGAACCATCGTTTTGAAATTCTAATAAAAATTTCAAGCGCTCTTTTGTAAAAAAAATAATAATAAAAATAATATTGTGTATTATAAAAATAATAATTATGAAGAATAAGAGTGTAATAAACAGGATAAAACGATCTTTAAAAAAAAGACTGATTAAAAAAAGCGGAAGCAAAAGTAAAAATAAAATAAAAAATTCCCACAAAAAAAAACAATTTATATTGGCAACAAATTTCATATCAAAAAAAAATAAAGATTTTACATCATCAGAAAAAAATGTAAGATCTAAAAAAAATAAAAATATTATTCAAAGTAATGATATTAAAATTCAGGAACTTCTCACTTCGAGACTGTTAAAACAAGTTGATGATTTGGAAAAAAAAATTCAAAAACTGATAAAACAAAGCAAGAAAAAAAAAGTAAAAAACAAATATATTATTTTGTCTGAAAAAAATAATAAAGAATCTGATGAGAATCATGAAGATGAAGATGATTTACCATTCAGTAAAAAAAAAGAAGATAAGAAACAACAAAATGATGATAATGACAGTTTTGATATAGATCCGGAGGTTATATTAAATCAACAACAGTTTTCACCCGAATCTGTATTAAAAAGTCCAGGATCAGCTATATTAAAAAGTCCAGGATCAGCATCTAGAATGAGGGTTCCTGGTTCAGCTGTACCAAGAAGTTACGGTTCGGCTATACCAAGGAGTTATGGTTCAGCTGTACCAAGAAGTTACGGTTCGGCTATACCAAGGAATTATGGTTCAGCTGCACCAAGAACAAGAAGTCCAGGTTCAGCTGTACCAAGAAGTCCAGCACCGTCACCGTCACCGTCGTCACCATCACCTTCCTAATATATTTTTTCTTTTAATTTATTATACTTGTCAACAAGATAAACAAAAGAATCAATCCATTTCCATATTGTTTCTTTATCTTCCTTATCTAAACGATTTGATCGCCAAATCGTTTGAAATTTTAAAACTTTATCTTTTTGTTTTGATAACCCATCAAAAAAATTATTTTCTTCTAGAAAAAACTCTTCATTTCTATCTTTTATAATTTTTCTAATTTGTTGTTCATTTTTATTTATCTGATAACTTACAGATTCAACTACGTCTTTTATTGAAATTTGATCCTTTAGAAAAATTCTAATCATTACTAATTCACCCATATCTGGAAATTGGTCAATTAATTCATCGAAAAAGGATATTAAATTATTCTTAAATTCTTTTAACACATGAATTTCACTCATTTATTATTTATTTAGTAATATTTTTATTCTTTAAAACAAATTACAAAACATTCCTTTTTTATGGACTAATAATTTTCAAATTGAACCGTCTTCAGATGTTGTTATAACATAGATCGAAAAATCTTATATTCTTTAGATAATTAATGTTTAAAAAATCAGACATACAAACAACAATAACTGTTCTTTATAACTATTGTTCAATAAAGAAAATATAAAATTTATTCAAGTGCTATTCCGAGTTAAAAATTGAGTGTCCCATTTTTAAATAAATCAATTTATTTTTTTTTTCTTCTTGAAATTTTTTTTTTTGATCTTATTTTATTTTTTTTATAAGAAGATAATTTAGTTTTTTTTCCATCTTCTTTTTTTTCTTCTTCTCTTCTTTGTCTTTTTGGGGGCTTTGGATTATCATCATTTGTATTAATATGTTTCCGATTAATATTTTTCCGATCATTGCTCAGATCACTACTTTTACTTTCACTTGAATAATTTAATTTTTTTACCACATCTTTAAATGGTATAGAATCTGAAGTATTTATTGATGATTTATTATCAATATCATCACTACGATCATTATGACTAAGCTTGGCGAATTCGTCTATTAGTTTAGAATCATCATCTAAATCCTTTTCTTTTGGTATTGGTGATGGTGGTGAATTTCCCATTTTATATTTATTAGATATTCAAGATAAAAAAAATAAAAAAAAATATTCATCAAATAATAATAACAACAAAATAATGGATCTTTTCTTATGCAAAAACAAAGATCTTTATCCACCTTTTAAAAACGGATTTTACTTAGAAGAATATTTTTTAGATAAATATAATTCTTTACTCACAAAAACAAATCGACTATACATTCCTTTTTTATGGACTAATTTTCAAATCGAACATTGGTTTCAAAATAAAAAAAATGAAATGCAAGAAAAATTAGACGAATGGATAAAAAAAAATCATTCTAAAAACGGTTATTTCACATTAGTACAATATGATGATGGTTGTCTTTTAAATTTACCTGATAATACAATCGTCTATGGATGCTGTTCAGGAAATATTCCGATTCCATTAATCTACGAAGACAGAAATAATATTTTGGTTTCTAAAAAAATAGATAAAACTTTCAATGAAAAAAAAATATTATGTAGTTTTGTTGGAACTTTAACTCACTATGTTCGAAATCAAATGTCTAATATTTTCAAAAACGATCCTGATTTTATTATTGAAGCTGAAACTTTTTGGACACCCAACGTAAGTCAAGACAAACAAAATAAATTTATCCAAATAACATGTAATTCTAAATTTGCTTTGTGTCCAAGAGGTTATGGTCGAAGTTCATTCCGTTTTTTTGAAGTTTTAAATTTAGGATGTGTCCCAATTTACATATGGGACGATATCGAATGGCTACCATATAAAGATGAAATCGATTATAGTAGTTTTTGTATTAGTTTAAATATAAAAGATATCGGTAATTTAAAAAAAATATTGATGGGTATCAACGATTATGAGTATAATGAGATGATTGAAGAATATAACAAAATAAAATATAAATTTTCATTAGATGGTGTTTTCGATTATATCGTTTCTAGAACATAAAATGAGTGATATATGTCTATTTAAAAAATATCATTTGTTTTATATAAAAAAAACAAATGCTGATAACTTTAGATTACTTAGTTGAAAAATATAAAATAAATTTTAAAGGTATACTTCATGTTGGTATGCATGAAGCTGAGGAAATTTATGCTTATGAAAAATACATTGGACGTGATAAAATATTGTGGGTTGAAGCAATGTCCGACAAGGTAGAATATTGTATTTCTAAATATCCTAATATATTAGTTGAAAATGCTATTATTAGCGATGTAGAGGAGGATGTAAAATTTAATGTAGCGAGTAATGGACAATCATCATCTATTCTAGAGTTAGGATTACATAAAATAAAACACCCTGAAGTTCATTATATAAATTCATTTATGTCAAGAAGTATACGTTTAGATAATATAATTGGAAAATATAATGACAAGATAAATTTTAATTTTATGAACCTTGATATACAGGGTGCGGAATTGAAAGCGTTGAAAAGTATGGGTGAATATTTGAAAGATATAGATTACATTTACACAGAAGTAAACGATGATTATGTTTATGAGAAATGTGATTTAATTGGAGATATTGATAATTATTTAATACCTTTTGGTTTTACTAGAGTCGAAACGAGTTGGTTCGGAGACTGTAAATGGGGTGATTCATTCTATATAAAAGTGTAATATTTTTTTATACTAATTATATATATTATGTATATAAGTACTATATATAATTTATCAAATAACATATGTAAACTAAATAAATAAACTTAGAATTAGAATTATTTTACTTCTTCATCGACATTTTTTTTCTATATATTTATTTTTATTTTTCTTCAATGATTTAGATTTTCTTTTCATCTTTTTACTGTTTTTCGTTATTGATTTAGATTTTCTTTTGATCTTTTTACTTTTTTTCTTTTTATTTGATTTTTTCTTCTTTGATTTACTTCTGTGTCTTCTTGATTTACCTCTACCATCGAAAACTTTTAATATTTCAGATTCATTTTCTAATACATATCCGTAACCAGACAGTTTTTCCAAATTTTTTGGTAATGTATTTACATCTATTTTTTTTTTATAAAAACGCTTATCAAGTATTAATTCTCTTAAATTTTCTGGTAAAACACCTTTTGCTGTAATATCTTGATTAAATTCACCATCAAATTGTAATACTTCTAAATTATTTGGTAAGATACCGCTATCTATTTCTCGATTATACTCATAACCAAGTCGCAACACTTTTAAATCTGCTGGTAAAACTCCAATAAAAAATTTTCGAAAAAATTTTCGTCCAAATTCTAATACTTTTAAACCTGTTGGTAACACACCCTGAAATATTGCTCTATTATAGTTAAAACCAAATCGTAATGTTTTCAAACCAGTTGGTAAAACACCATTATCTAAAAGTTCATTATAATAATCACCAAAGTTTAATACTTCTAAATCATTTGGTAAAACATTCTTACCTATTTTTTTATTAAACTTTTTAAATGTTAATTGTTTTAAATGTTTTGGTAAAACTCCAGTATCTATTACTTGGTCAAAATTATCAAAAGATAATACTTCTAAACCATTTGGTAGAACTCCAGTATCTATTACTTGGTTAAATTTTGAAAATTTTAATATCTTTAAATTTGTCGGTAAAACATCTATGCCTAACCTTATATCAAAATCTCTAAAGAATAATTCTTTTAGATCAATTGGTAAAATACCGGCTTTTATATTTCTGTTAAAACCATATAATTCTAATTTATCTAAATTACGAGGTATCACATTTTCTCGTAATTCACAGTTAAAAAAAGACCCCAATCTTAATTCTTTCAAACTATCTGGTAAAACTCCCTCGTCTATTTCCTGTTGAAAACGAGAATCATCCGAAAATGTTAATACTTCTAAATTATCTGGTAAAACTCCAATATTTATTTTATGATTATAAAAAACATTAAATTTTAATTGTTTCAATTTAAGTGGTAAGACACCTGGATTAATAATCTGGTTAAAATTTAAACCAAACTCTAAAACTTTTAAATTTTCTGGTAATCTATATATTGGTTGGTTAAAATCACCTCCAAATCTCAATATCTCTAAAGTTTGTGGAAGAACATTACATATTGGTTTATTAAAATCACCTTTAAATACCAGTTTTTTTAAACCAACTGGTAATATATTTATGTCTATTTTTGTATTGAATTTAAAACCAAAAGTTAGTTCTTTTAACGTCTTGGGTAGACTGTTAAGTTTCTGATTATAGTTAGAGCCAAATATTAATTTTTCTAAATTAATTGGTAATACATTTTCAACAATCTCTTGGTTATAAAAAAGTCCAAATATTAATTCCTTCAAACTGGTTGGTAAAGCACCTTCATTTATTTTTGCGTTGAAATATTTACCAAATTTTAATGTCATGACACCTTCATTTGGTAGATCTCCAGTTTTTAATTCATCTGTGAAATATTCATTAATATATATACCATCAATTAATGTGAATTTATAATCAGTGTAGTATAATTTGTAAAACGCTTCTCTATAAAAATTAAAACTATGTATAGTTTTCTCATCGAACCGCTCTGTAAATATTGGTGTTTTTTTATAATAATATTCATCAATTGGTATTGGAAAGTGTTGTCTGTCTTTATTTATTATAATAGTTCTCATATATTTATACTGAAGATTATTATTTAAAAACCCGTCTAACCTATTGTTATAACCTAATCCGAAATTTAATATCTTTCCATATTTAATGGTTGTAGATTTAGGTAGCCATTTAAATACACCTGAACTAATTACAAAGGTTTCGAATTTCGTTTCCATATTTAATTTTAAAGCTATTTGATGTGCACAGTATCCACCAAAAGAATGACCACATAATAGTAATTTTTCAAACTTATAACTGTAATAAAAATTCATAAGCAGTGTTAAGCAACTGTTTATGAATTCTTCAATTTTAGGTTTGTTTTCCTCATCATCAATATCAGAAGTTCCAGGGGGTAATATAAAAATACCAATTTTACCATATTTCGTATATTTATATAATAGAACACTGTTCCCATCGGCTATAGAAGTATCTTTATCAATACCACATATTTCATATATCTCCTTATTAAAATGATTTTTTACAGACTTATTTACTGTAAATGAACTCATATATTTTTTTGGATGACACTGTTTAAAATATATACAATTGTTGTTTTTCGGACAATCATATTCATCTAAGGAATCACAGATTGAATCAGTTTTAACTTCTTCATCATCCTTATAAATTATATTTTTGTTTTTATCCATCATAGAAAGATTTTGAAAACCAATATAACACGTCAATAAATAATTGAGTAAATTAAAGTTATCTTCTTCTATTTCAAAGAATTTAAAAATATATTCGATGTCTACATTTATATTCATTTTTATTAATTATAAATACAATAAAAATATAATAAAAATATTAATGAGTGAATGGAAGCGTTACTGTAGTAAAACATCTTGAAACTTTGGAAAAAGATAAAAGATTTATAGATGTGTATGTTTTTTGATAAATTAAAAAAAATGTTTTCGCTCTGTATACCAACACTTGATAGATTCGATAGTTTTTTAAAAAATAATATTCAAAAATATTTAGGAAACGAATTTATATCTGAAATAATTATTTCAGACGAAAATGGTAACGATATCAAACTAATTCAAGAATATTTTCCTGTAAATGATAAATTAAAATTATTCAAAAATGAAAAAATACTAGGTCCTTTTCTAAACAAATTTAAATGTTGTACATATGCTAAAAACGAATGGATTGCTTTATTAGATTCAGATAATTTCGCTGATATAGACTATTTCAAAATTTCTAAGAAGTATATACTTGAAAAAAATAATAATAGTATAAATAAAGAAAGTATTGTAGCCCCTTGTATGGCTAGTCCTAATTTTGACTATAGATTTCTAAATAATGTGATTTTAACTAAAAATAACATTAAAAATTTTTATAATATTCCTATGTTCAATACTTTTATTAATACCGGTAACTATATAATAAATAAAAATTTAATCGATAAACTCAAATTAGATAATGATTTAAGTCTAATTGAATCATCTAGTGCATGTGATGTTAAAATTATGAATACGTTGTTTCTTGAACAATTCGAGAATTTAAATATTCATATAGTTGAAAATATGATATATGAACATTGTGTACATGATAATAGTATTTATTTACAAACTTATATTAGAACTCATGATACAATAAATAAGGTAAATGATCGATTCTATCGATTTGTGTTCAATTGAAATCTGATTCTTTGATAATATTCCATTCCTTAGGAAATAATTTTATTTCTGAAGTTGTCAACATCCATTTTTCAGGAACAAAAATTGGACTTCTTTTTTCATATGAACCTAAAAATGCACCCCACCAACTAAATGTTGAATTGGCGCAAATCGCCCCAGATTTACACATTGACATAAAAGTCAATGAAGTTAGTTCATCTTCACACTCAAAAGGTTCAAAAAAGTTTCGGTCATTAAATAATTCTTGAGATTTAACCCACTCGATATCATCAGATAATAAATAGATTTTTCTAACAGATTTTCCAAATATATTCAAGCAATGTTTGTAGTACTGAATTGGTTGAACGAAATGTCTATCTGAAAAAACTAAATAATCTCCTCGACGAACATGTAAAAAAGCACTTTCTTCTAAATCTTTTTCATTATATTTTTCCAAAAGTTGTATTTTATAATCAAGTAAACCTTTTAGTAAAATTTCACGTATCTCAAATTCAAATTTTTCTAAAGGTGGATAGTATTGATAATAAGATTGTAAAATCAAACCAGGTTTAATAGATTCTAAACTCCATGGTTCAAAACCTTGAAAAATATTTAGGTTATGATATGAATAATCACTCAAATTATAACTAAACATTTGATTTATATGAGTCCCTAAATATTTAAAAATATTATCTTTGTATTCTTTTGTGCTATGGCTATTATTACAATTTGTATTATTAAATAAATACAAAGGACATTTTAAATGTAAAGACATAACATATCCGGCAATATTAATAAATATTTGATTTCCTAATCCTCCTTGAGGTAATGGAATAATTCCCTGTTGATTCATATTTTTTTATTAAAAAATGTAATTTTTTTTTTTAAATAATAATAATAAAAAAATATATTAAAATTGCATTTATATAATAATAAATGGGAAGTTCAAATAGTACAGAAATTAAAAAACCAGATATAATTCAAGGATCAACAGGTCCAAAAGGTGATACTGGTGATATAGGCCCAAGAGGTTTTAAAGGTGATACTGGTGATATAGGCCCAAGAGGTTTTAAAGGTGATACTGGTGATATAGGTCCAAGAGGTTTTACAGGCGTAATGGGTCCAAGAGGTTTTACAGGCGAACCTGGACCAAGGGGTTTTACAGGTGACATAGGCTCAAGAGGTTTTACAGGTGAAATGGGACCGATGGGACCAAGAGGTTTTACAGGTGAAATGGGACCGATGGGACCAAGAGGTTTTACAGGTGAAATGGGACCGATTGGTCCAAGAGGTTTTACAGGTGAAATGGGACCGATGGGACCAAGAGGTTTTACAGGTGAAATGGGACCGATGGGACCAAGAGGTTTTACAGGTGAAAAAGGTAAAGATTTAGTTTTAAATAACGATATTACAGTTTCATCAATTCGAATAGGAAACACTAATTATTCGATTAATCAAAATGGTTTATTTTCAGCATCAAGTTTGAATATTTCATCTGCGACAGGAATATCTGGTTATATAGGTATAGATGATTCTTTAATATATAAAAACGATTTGACCAATTTAAAAAATCTAACAGCAGGAAAATATCTTTTGACTGATATAACATCAAAAACTTTAAATGTAGGAGGATCTTTACCAAATGAGAAAACAAGTATAGATAATAGTGGATATTTAACAGCGCCGAAAATATTTACATCAGATTTTGATACAGGAATAGACCAAGATGGTGTGAGATCTAAAAAATTAATCATAAAAGATTCTTTAGGAACAACAACAACTACTATAGATAATAATGGTGTATTTTCAACAAAAAATATTACAGGTTTTAATTTTACAGGTCAAAATATAAATGGTAGAAATGGATTTTTTTCAGAAAAAATAAATAGTTCCAATTTAAGTATTGGATATAATGGACCAAATGGTCAAGAAAATTTTGTCGTTGATTCAGGAGGAAACATCACTAAAGTAAATAATATACAATGTTCATCAGGCTCTTCAATTTCAGGTAATATTATTTACAGTAAGAGTGTTTATAGTGATTCTATAAATGTCAAAGGAACCACCGGATATAATACTTATATAGACAATACTTCCGGAGTTAGAACTGATAGATTAAGTGTTGGAAATACAATAATTGACGCAACCAATGGAATAACACTTCCTGATAGGGTTAAATTAAATAATATTAATGCTAACAATGCATCATTTTATAATTTAGATATTACTGATGTAAATGGAAATAGAGTTGGTGGTATAGACCGTCTTGGTGATTTAAGTGTAAGAACATTAACTTTAGGAAATCAACAAAATATCAATATCAATGGTTTGAATGGAAGTATTGAAGCAACTGGGTTTATAACTGCTGGAAACTTGCAATCAAATAACAATTTGTTTGTACGAAATGGTTATATTGACACTTCTGGTATACAAATAGGAAAAGGTTCTACAGGAGAATATACATATATTACAGATAAAGGTATAAATACAAATTCATTAAATATTATAGGAACTACAACAAATTTTGATTCAACTGGGAGATTATCATTGAATAGAGCTGATGTTTCATCATTAATAAGAGTTGGTGGTGGTAATACTACTGTTGATATAAGTCCTACAGGAGGAATATCTTGTAATAATGTACGTATTTCAACAAACTCTTCATTAAATGGTCGTTCATTAACAATCAATGAAAATTATTCAAGTATCGATCAAAATGGAAATGTAACTGCAACAAGCTTAACGTTAAGACCGATGTCAGATAATGTTACTACTACACCCGCAAAATTAACAATAGGAGGTTTGACAATTGAACCAGATGGAACAACTGGTGGAATAATTAAAGGTGCCACATTATTATTTAACCCAACAGGTACAAATATGATGATTAGTAATACTGGATATATAAACGCGTCGAATATATCATCGGATTCTATGAATTCCAATACATTATCATCAAAATCAATAAATATATTAAATGGTAAAACTGTTATTGATATGAATGGTATAAATTCTTCTGGAAATTTAAAAATAAATTCAATCACTTTACAACCATTTTCTTCTTCTAATACAGGTCCTAGATTTATTAAAGTTGGTGGTCTAACAATAGAACCTAGTATAGATGATTTAAGTGCAACGATAAATGGTGCAAATTTTTCTAATTTAAATGCCACAGGTACAATAACTAGTAATTCAGTTACATCTAATCAAATTATTAGTAATGGAAATATCACTGGAAATAATATTACCGGTACTAATATAACCGGTAATGTAATTCAGGGTAATAGCGGTACTAAAATAGATGAATTTGGAAATGTTCGAATATCTTCTAATAAAAGAATATGCTTGGATAATGTATGTTTGTCAAAAAATCAATTAAAAACTTTAATATTAAATAATAATTTAATTACACCTGTTGATTATGAGTTTAATTGGTACTACGGAGATAGTATTTCAAATGATTGCTCTTGGATTTGTCCTTTTCAACCTTCAACCGGACCACCTTTATATTTATTTTTTAATACTAAAATTGTTCAAAAATCTAATAATGGATATAATTACTTCGATAATACAATAAGTGTTAGACAATACACTTCACCTTCAACTTTAAGTTACAATGGTTCTTTTTTTGCGAAAGGAACTTATGATAATTATTTTTCTGTAGCTCTTTCAGGAGTTCCACTTCCAGCTACTGGTTCTTATTACTATAATTTTGTGAATTCAAATTCAAAATTTGTAAGAGAATTGGCCACGGGCACAAATGACTATCAAGCGGAAAAATTTTCAACTTTTCCCTGTATATTATCATCGGATAAAACACAAGTTAAATTTCAATCAAATTTTCCACTAGAGGATTGTCCAGATTTTACGAATAAATGTATACAATTGAAAAGCGGATGGTTTATTTTTGGAACTATTAGCGGAAAATTATTTTATATAAACAAGACTTTTGCTGATTTTGCTGCAGGTATATTAACTTATTTTCCAGTTGACGTTAATAGATTAAATTGTAAACCTATAAGAACATCAAATAGAGACGCAACTCCTATTAATAATGAATACCCGTCGTTAGATATTTGCTATATTATAGAATTATTAGATACTAGTAAAAATGCATACGGATATTTAGGTAAAAAATATGCCGGAGTCAATCCTACTACTAATACTGGTAATTATTCTAGTGATTTTTATTTTGCAAGTGAAACATTGTCAGATTATAATAATTCCTCAAATGCATACCTTTCATGGAATAAAATAAATAACTTTCATCCACCAGGTGAACAAATTTATTGTGTAAATCAATTGAATGATGGAAGCTTGATGGGTATGGATTCAAATTATAATGTTTGGATATGTGACTCCACTATCATCGGTGCAAATACAAATTTAAGTGCATTATGGATAAAGACTGGTAATAAAATTCCATATAAAATTGTAAGTACACGTTTAGAAGGATCTAATATCACTAGAAATCCTTTTCCTACACCTTTTTCCCAATTAAATTTTTCAAGTATGCCTACTGATTATGGTAATGCATATAATATATTAACACCGGGATTTTGTCAACTTCCAGATAAAAGAATAATTAGTTGGGGAAATAAAAATAATGGATTTTCAACGAATTTTTCAGGTGATGCATTATGGATAACTGGTATAATAAATTCTTCATAATATATATATTTTTTATTCATATCTTTTGAATAAAAAAAATTATTGTAAGAAGTTATATAAATAAATTCAAAGTTTTCCTTTTTACCATTTATATAAAAGTCTTTCCCAATTTTTGTTTCAATATTTATGGTAAGCAGCAATAAGACCTGTTGTTATTCATATTTTTTTAAATATATATAGATTTTCTTTTTGATTTTCTTTTTGATTTTCTTTTTGATTTTCTTTTTGATTTTCTTTTTGATTTTCTTTTTGATTTTCTTTTTGATTTTCTTTTTGATTTTCTTTTTGATTTTCTTC